ACGGGTGCGCCATTACCTGCTACAGGAACCCCAACGTCGGGTTCTGGGCCGGTGCCTTGTGCCTGTTCCTAACCTTTGCAGTGGTGGCGTCATGGATTTGAAGACTCAACTGATACGAGAAGAAGGCGCAGAGTCCTGCGCCTACCAGGACTCGCTTGGGTACTGGACCATCGGCGTGGGCCGGCTGATTGACCCCAAGAAAGGCGGCGGCTTGTCGCAAGACGAGATCGAGTACCTGCTCGACAACGATATCAAGGCCAAGACCCGCGAGGTTTTGACGGCGCTGCCTTGGGCGTCTAGGTTGTCTGAGCCGCGCCAGGCCGTGCTGATTGGCATGGCGTTTCAGATGGGGTTGCGTGGATTGCTCCAGTTCAAGCGCACCCTCGGCAGCATCGAGGATGGCCATTACAGCGAAGCAGCAGCGGGGATGCTTGACAGCACTTGGGCCAAGCAGACACCCGCTAGGGCTGCACGCCTGACCAAACAAATGGAGACTGGCGAATGGCAATAGACCCATTAACCGCTGGCGTAGACCTTGCCTCAACGGTAATCAATAAGATATGGCCGGATAAGTCTGCGGCAGAAGCTGCACAGTTAGCTGCTGCGGTGGCGCTAGTCCAAGGTCAGATGGATGTAAACAGAGCGGAAGCGGCTAGCCCCAATGCGTTCACCTCCGGGTGGAGGCCCGCCATAGGCTGGGTGTGCGGGCTGGCGCTTCTGTTCCAGTACATCCTGCGCCCGTTGCTCATGTGGTATGGAGTAATCACCGGGCATCAATGGCCCCCGCTGCCGGGGATAGACGACAATCTCTGGCAGTTAATGCTGGGTTTATTAGGTTTGGGTGGTCTTCGCACGTTTGAGAAAACTAAGGGAGTTGCATCATGAACGATAAAACTTTGTCTAACTGGATAACCATGATTGCCTGCTGTACTCTGGCAGCTACGGTGATGGCGATGGTTACTGTGTTTGTGTTTGGATTTTTTGATGAAAAAGTTGACAACGTAAAGTTGTTTGAAATTGTTGGGCCAGCGTTCCAAACTATTATCGGCGGGTTCATTGGGTTGATTACCGGAATCAATATAGGCCGCAACGAGGAGCCTAAATGAACGAACGAATCAAAAAGCTAGCCGAGCAGGCTGGCATGAACATTAAAACAAACGTCATCGGCACGGCGCTGGTCTTTGGTACGTTTGAGGGGTACAAAACTTCGCATATTACTGTTGAGGAGTTGGAGAAATTTGCCGAACTTATTGTTCGGGACTGTGCTGGTTACATACATGGGCATGAGCTATTCACTGCATTGTTAAACCGATATGGAGTAACAGAATGAGACACATCAGGGGTTCAAATGATGCATCCTGACACCGAACTCCTAGTCCACCTCGCCGCCAACCTAGCGGCAGAGTACCCGGCGGGGGCGAGTGCAATTGCCCTTTGCAAGCGGATGGCAATCACGCATTTCAAAACTAAGAAAGTTCTACACCTCGCCCGCAAGATGGGGTTGATAGGCGTGTCAGGCAGCGGGGTCACGTCCCGCTGGGCGTCGCCTGAGAGGGCGGCGCAACTGGACGAAGGCCGCTGGACAAAACGGCGCTTGCAGTGCAAAGCGGCAAAGGCCAACCGGGTGGCCAAGATGTTGACGCGGATCGACGCGGAAGAACTGGCGCCTAGACGAGTAGCTAAACCTTTCATCGTCAACGCGCCCAACAGCGTGTTTCAGCTTGGCGAATGGATGCAGCGATGAGGCCAACCAAAGCCGCCATAGATGCCATCAGGGACGCCTACATGACCGACGTGATGACGATGCGCAAGCACGTCTTAGCGCTCAACGATCCGCATCTGGAGGACGCTTGGGCAGGCATTGAGACGTTCGCCGCCGTGGCGTTGCGGGTGATGGCTAAGACCAACCCTAGCAAGCTCAAGAGCGAGATGGTGACTGTGGGTATCTCGGCGCTGCTATGAGCGGTCGACCTTGCCGTCCAGCTTGTCAAAGATGCGCGCCAGCATGTCTTTGATCTCTTTCAAGTCTGACCTGTAATCGTCCCGCGTCACATAGGTCTTGGGTAGCTCGACCGACAAACGGGTCAGGTCGGATTTCAACTCTTTGACCGCTGCCCACAACTCCCTGGCGAACCAACCAGTAACCGCGCAAGCGGTAGCCAGGCCAATGTCGATCAGGTGTTGCGAATCCATCAGAGCATCCTTGCAAGTAGCGGCACCGCCCCACCGGCGCAGGTTGCTAGGGCATCAAACCATTCTACTCCGTGCGTGGGCGTCAGGCCCGCCTTGACGGCCCGCATGTTGGAGAGCTTGTCCAGCGCCTCCTTGCCCACTGCGGCCAGCACCACGAGGCCATAGGCAGCGTCAGGCCGGCGCAGGATGGCCAGCGCCAGCAGGAAGATCAGCGCGCCGTAGATGGCGTGGTTGGCCTTATCGGCGGGCAGTTGGGGCATCATGGCGCGAGTGCGTTGGTTACGGAAACAGCAGCAGGCGCAACCGGGCTTCTAAGCGCGGCACCGAGTTTGTTCGACGTAACGCCAATGTTGGCGCGGGTGGCTTGCGCTTTGGCCAGTGCTTCTGCGGCGCCGCTAGAAGTGGACAACTCGTTGGCGATTTGCGCTGCCAACTTTTTGTCTATGCGGCCTTCAAGGCGCCCTATCAACGTGTTAACAAGCGACATGATGCGGTTCAACGGGAGCATGCGCGGTTTCATTTCCGACTGAAACAATTTTGCTGCTGTCGTACCTGCTTTACTGCCTTGAGTTGCAAGTTCTTCAAACTTTGCTCCTGTTGCCAGTTCCGCTTGAATCTTTGCCACAACTGCGCGAATTTCAGGCATTCCTTGCGTAAGGTTGTCTAAGTTCTTGGCTGCTGCCATAGCGTTGGTCGGCAACTTGCGGCTTATTTCTTCTACCAACTTCAACGTTTCAGCGGCGTCCTTCATGGCGGCAAACGTCTTTGCAGCGGTTTCCGGCTCACTTGCCTTGAGCACCCGCATGATGCCGGCCTCGTTGGTGGTGAGGTGGTCCAGTATCTTGGCACCATCTTTTAGCGCCGCCGCGTCTTGCATGACGCCCCGCGCCAGTGCGGACTTGGCCGGCGCGTCCATGCGCCTCAGCGCCATGTCAGCCGTCATCGGGTCTGACACTATCTTCTGGCGCAAGTCTTTGACGTACTTAAAATTCAAAGTGTCTGAAGCAAGTTGCAACGCTTTGTTTTCTTCAGCAAACTGCGCAATAACCGATGGCTTGATGTTGGCTTCTTGCGCTGCCAAGGCTTCCGTTGCGGGTGTGAATTCGGCTTTTACTTTGCCGGGGATGGCTTTTGTTGCTTCTTTGACGCCTGCTGCGGCGGTCTCAATCCCTTGCGCCTGGCTAGCGATACGGTCGACCTCGGAGCGAAGTCCCATGCCTGCTTTGTCGTATACGTCAACAATCTCTTTGTTTTTGGCTAGCCATTGCCTTGCTTTGTCTGCGGACACTTCTGTGCCTGCACCAGTGACCTTGCTGACATCTCTACGGACCTGATCCAGAATGCCGTTCTTGAGAACTTCCATCGCTGCCGGATCGCGGGCAAACGTGCGAACGTATGCTTTTGCTTCTTGGATGGTACTGATGCCAGTGGGCACTATTTGTTCTGGTGACAGTTGGGGCTGTCCCAACCGGGTAGACCGCTCGGTAGTAGAGAGCTTGCCCGTGTAGAACGGCTGCACAACTTCAGTCGCATGAAGTTGCTTTGCGGCGGTGTACGCATCCACTGCTTCTGCCGGAGCGCCGCGTGCAATTGCCGCGTTCAACTCACCGCGAATTGCGTTGATGTTGTTGCGCAATGCCGTCGCTGCCGTGTCGCTGGGCAGCGCACTTGCCAGTTTTCCGTACGCTGCCGACAACGCCCGATTGACCGTGGCGGCATCTTCCAGCGTTGCCATAGCAGGCGGCGTTACCGTTGGCCCTCTGACACCAAACATCCCAGCGGCAGGCGCAGACGGGGTAGCAGGTTGAAATAGCCGCTGAATGCGGCTCAGTTCGCTTGGCACCGTGTTTGGCGCCAGCACCGACAACAGGTCTTGCCCAAGCGCCTTGGCCTTGTCAACAACACTCTGGATGTT